CTTTACTTGATGCCTTTACATTCTCATAGATTATCCTTTTGCGAAGGATAGGAACGGTTGTATAGGTTGTGTCGAATAACTCTACTGTCTTGGTTTGGAACTCTATCCATTCCTGTAAGGTACGGGTAGTATCAACTACTGATAATCTTGTAGTATCGTATTCAAATATTGTTAACGTTTCTGTTTTTCCCCTTGATTTGTTTACTGAATTGCAGGATAGCAGTACTAATAGTACCACTATTGCAATGAAAACAAACGGGAACCAGTTAAACTTTGGGGTCTTGTTCATCAGGTACGATTGCATAGTGTTCACCATTTGCGAGTAATGCGGAGAATACCTCCAGTAATGTCGGCAAAAATGCGATAATAATTCCCACATTCGCCATTTGTTTGTCGGTCAGTTCAAATACTTGAAATACTGCCATGACCGTTGGCCCGGATAATAACCCGATAACCCTTTTTGATTTGCGGTACCATTTAGGAGCCGGCTTGTTTACGTTTGTAAGACTAAGATTTGTCTTTCCCATTTCTGTACTTATTTATGTTCACGAATATTGTAACGAGTGCTGATAGTATGGTGCAATACGTTGCCACATCCGATGCAGTCAAATGACTAAATACCCAAAAGGTTAAAGTTACCAGCAGTCCATTGATTCCTGCATCATTTGTTTGGTGTTCCATTGCTAACGTTTAATCAGTTTGTAAAAGTTGAGAATAAAATCATCTATGAGTGTGTTATCCGTACCCCATTGCTGCACGATGTGTGCAGGGATAGGCACGTTGCCATCTGTAACCTTCTTCCCTTTTCTGTCATATGCTTCAACATAAGAATTACAACCTTTCGTTGTATCTCTTGTAAGTCCAAACACTACCCATGTGATTTGAGTTATGGTGTCCTTTGTCAGTTTGTTGAACTCTACAGGTTTTACCTGTATGGCAGCAGGGATAGTGTCTGCTTGCACGGGTGCGGTTACTGATAATGTGATTGCGGTTGCGATTGCGGTGAGCATATTATATTTTTTATTAGTTAGATATTATTTTCCAGTTTGCGCCATCTGATATAATGTGTACTCTTGACCATTGGGTAGATAGTGTTTGAGTGGTTGCACCATCAATGGTCTGTGAGCCGTTGGGGTCAACGGTTATGGTTCCCGTTCCGCTATTTTTTATAATCAATATCCTACCCGTATTACCTACTGCGGTGAACAAGTTAACGGTGAAAGTTCCTGATGTGCAGTCAATGAAATAATCTGTTGTCGCTGCCGTGTAGGTTGTAGTACGGGCGGTGTATGCTTGGTCGAATCCTGTACCTTGTATTGAGCCGTTGACTTGTAATTGGTCTACTCCGTTATCGGTTGTTGTGTTTACAAGCACGGCCCCACCCGAAACGATACGTACACGCTCTATTGAATTTGTTACTAAAATTGTACTTTGTGCATCTCTTGTACCTATTTCTAACGGATTAGAACTTGTATTTGTTCCTATAAATGGTCTTGCTGCGGTTAATAAACCTATCCCGATATTCACCTGTGAGCCAGTTACTCCCGAATTTGATACAATTAATGTACCACCATTTACATGAAGTTTTGAACTTGGGTTACTTGGCCCTGTTCCTATACCTATATCGCCGCCCCCCGTAATTTTTAATCTCTCTGTATTATTTGTACCGAAATAAAATGGGCCGTTATCTCTCTGCCATAAATACGCTTCAGGTGTTCCACCGGTCATAAAACTTTGAACATCAAAACCCGTAGGCACTGAAAGCCCTTGTACCCGAAATTGCGCTACTGCAGTAGGACTTGTAATTAATATATCCCCCCCCTGAACTTTAAGATCATCCGAAATAGTTGCACTTCCACTCACCTGCAATCTATCTACTCCGTTATCAGTATTTGTATTTATTAATGTAGTACCATTAACGGCTAATCTTGCAGCAGGAGCGGTGTAACCGATACCTACGTTGCCTCCATTTGGGTTTAATAGCAGGTTATAATTGGTACTTAAATTTAATCTGTCTGTTGATTGAATCCAACTGGCTGCGGTACCGGAGCCACTTAACCCAAAATCTAAAATTAATGATGTTGATGTTGAGGAATTTCTAAATGTTCCATTGGATTGTGTTGTACCCGTCGTTGCAGGTAATCCACTTGATGATATATTAGATTCCAGTTTAACCTCCGGACTTGGAGTACTTATCCCCACATTCCCCGATGGATTAATAGTCATAGCAACTGAAGATGCCGAATCAACTATTGATGAATTTCCCAAAGCACTCGATGAAGTCCATTTAGGCACTCTGTTAATCGTACCACTACCACTAATACCACCTCCACCTGCCCCTACTTTCTGCCATGCCCTTTTATACCTTACATACAATGATGAATCAGCAGGGCGAATCAGTATCTGCGAACTATCAGCAGGGGTCATTGCGGAAGTATCACGGGTCGGAATACCGATACCATTTACATAACGAACACGGCTACCCGTTTGCTGCCATTGTGCGGATGCGGATAAGGATAAAAGTATTGCACAGATTGTTAAAAACTTTCTCATATTATTGAACTAAAATTAATATTTTCTCATTTTGAACAAAAGGAACATTACTATCAACGGTCAGGGTACCACTACTTACTATCCATAATGCACCCGTATCAGGCGAACCCGTGTTATACTTTATCGTTTCAAACGATGTACCACCTCGTGAGCCGTAAAACATTGTCTTACCTGCACCGCCCGGTATAGCTATCGAAGTTTCCCCGCCACCTGCCGTATATTGCAGCACCTGTGTTGTTGTACCTTGTATAACTATGCCCGTTGGCGTTACGGTGGTTCCTGCTAAACTATACACACCCGTACCTTGATAAGATACTTGATACGTTGCAATGTCCTTATTTGCCCCTGTAATAGTGAAAGATTGCAGCCATGCCAAACCCGATACTATCACTAACCCACCTGCAGTACCATTGTCAATAACGAACTTAAGCGATACCAACTCTCTATTCAGTTGGCTATTCAGCATAAATAGGTAGGAATAATCATCCAATACTACAAGTCCATCCGCTTGTATTGACCATGAAGCGACATCTGGTCTTGACTGCCTAAACCATGCACTACTGATATTAGTAGTTTCCATCGCATCCACCTCCACCGAAAAAGTGCAAGTCCTTGCACACGCAATGAGATTGTCAGTCATTGCTATCGAATTGTACCTATAAAGGTTTAATTTTTGTCCGGTTACTGGTGTCATAGTTAGCAGAGTTCTCCTTTTGTTAATGAATCAATACCATAAGGCACCGGTGTAGTTTTAGAGCAAATGAATTGATCTGGTGGCAAAGTTAATGCAACTTTCGGAAGTCCCTCACAGTCTGTGTATTCACCCGACCAAAAATCACCCGTATAATTATAGTACTTATAACATGGCACAGGTGGGGTTTCCTGCAATGATGAAATAAGTGTATAGGTTAATATTTCATTCCTCGTTTGGATTGCCGTACCTGACAAAGTATTGTTAATGTAATCAAAAGTACATTGTCCTAAAATGAATCTTGATGAATTAACATTAATAACACCGGATGGATCCTCTACCCCTATTGTATGCAATAACCCTGCAACGTATGTACCTGTAAATAAGTTGTAATGGGTGAACTGCATATTGATATTGGCCTTTGCGTAGATATTGTATAACTGACTGAATAGCAATGTGGCAAGGTTTGAATACCCTCCGCTAATGCCAAAACGAGTGAATCCAGTTAAAGCATTGTCTGTTACAGACAAAAGCGATTGAAGTTGCGTTACGTTTAATAATGGAAACTGATTACCTATAGGAGTTGTTATTTGTTTCTTATACTGATTACTTGCCGTTTGATTAAATAAAACTTGTTTAGGGCCATACACTGACTTTGCTTTTCTTTTCACATTTGCCACAAACATATTAGATATACCTGCAGAAGTAACCCTAAATTCTATTGATAAAGTTCCTGTAATTGGCGATGGATTTGTGATAATGGTTTTAGTTTCTAACGCTGTATTGTTTTTCGGTTCTTCAAAATATAGAAAACTATTGAACCATTCAGGCGCACCAGATACCAACCTCCCCCAAGCATACACGGTGGACCCGCTTGTAACGCTTATACCTATTTCCATGTCGCCCGTTGATGCAGTAATACATTGAAACTCTATTTCTAAAATATCCCCTTCACTTACAAGGCCGCATGATAAAGCAGTAAATGTTGATTGAGTGCTTCCGGATGTAAACCTTGCACCATATACACCGCTTTCTGGCCCCATTACAAATGTGCCACCACTCCCCAATGTTCTACTCCAATTCGTAGGAATACCGGAAGTAAGCAATGCCATGTTGCCATTGTCAACTGTATTTTCAGGGTACTTTAATTCTCCGGTAAGTTCAAGTGAATTGAATGACTTCTTAATTATTTTAGTTTGGCTATTTTCTACAAAGTAAAATGGTACTGACCCATTATCTTGATACGGCTGAATAGTTCTATTTATAGGCACATTCGATAAGGTATCTGTGGAAGATACCCCGTCTGTACGGAATACCCGAATAGTATCGGATGCCCTTTCATTTACGGAAGTTATCCACCATTCCCCACCCGATTGATATATTTGCGCACCGTGAGCAATACAAATATCTTCAAGTACATCATAGCAGTTCTTATAGGTATAATCGCTATTAGTCCAACGGGCAGGGAAGATGTGAGTATTGCGAATGTATGATGTTGATGTACTATGTGCAGTAGCATAGTAATTGATTGCCGAATTGATATAGTACTGCACTGGAAATTCGATATTCTTTAAGCAGTTGCGAATGATTTGCAGTAATGATTCGGATGTATTGATATTTGCAGATGTAGGAACGTATGGTACTGATTTAAGCAATCCTAACCCATCCACGCAAATAATATCAACAAAGTTCCTGCCAGTTGTAAAAGCTATGCTAATGCTATCCATTAAGACATACCCCTGCCATATAAAATAAGTGCCACCATTGGCCGAAAATCTTACATAGTACTTTTTATCATCCGTTGAAACAAGGTCGGGATATGGGCCTGTAAAGTCGGTAAAATCCGCTCTTATGGTGAATAGTGTAGGAAGTACGGGTTGAAATGGATCATCACCGGAAGCAAGGCACTCTAACAAAAATGGACTATTTCCTGTGGCTACGCTATACACGGAACCTGTGTAATCATTTTCCCAAATTTCAGCATCATAGGTTAACCCCGATTTGCTTATTGCCGTGAAAGTATATTTCTTCCCGTATGCCATATTAGGTTGTTAATGCTCTAAATGTATTGGTTCTACTTTGTGAAAGCCATATATCGTTACCTCTCACTACACCCTCCACCACTACCCTACTATTTCCTCCACCCATCTGCGATGCGGATGCGATTATTGACCGCATTTGGTCGGGCCTTACAATGTGTTCTGTGCCGTGAAGCATAACCGGATAACCGGATTTAGGGCCGCTAACGGTACCACCTTCGGAGAAACCGAGAAGTTTGCCAAGAAGTGAAAGGAACCCACCGCCACGCTTTGCACCGCCGCCGCCCGAAAAACCCATCGCACCTGCAACGGCTTGACCGCCTTTAAATGCAGCACTTCCCCCCATAGTTAATGCAGACATAATACCCTGAAATATTGCCGCCTTTGCTGCTGCAAGTGCAATGTCAACCGCTAACCTTTTGAACATATCGCCCAATGCAGTACCAATGCTTTGACCGTTTATCATAGCATTGAACATTCCAGTCATTGATTGCGTTAAGTAGTTTGCAGTATCTGCTGCGAATGCTTCATCTTTCTTTAACTTTAACATACTCAAAGCCATTGATTGTTCTCCAAGTGCTTTGGTTAATGTGTTGTTAGCAGTAGTGGTTAACTGAATGTTGGTTAGGTCTCTTTGTTGCGGAAGGTTAATGCCTCCAGTAGATACTACACCAGTATCTTTTCCAGCCATACTTGCATTTAACCTATTTATAGCCGATTGTTCTACTAATAACCTATTATAGTATTCAATTTCTTTTTGTAATCTAACATAATCATTGATTTGCTTATCTGTAACTTCTCCTCCATCTGTTGTAACTGTTTGGTTTTGTACAATGATTCCGTTAAGTTGATCTATTGCTTGTTGTGTTGCAAATGCTTGTTTTTGAAGTTCATTTACCTCATTTCTAAATTGCTGGCTTTTTAAATTAGCTTTATCTGAACTGCTTGCAACTAAATCTATGGCATCTGCTGTACCCCCTGCGCTTGTAGTTAATTCTTGATAACCTTTATTATTATCCTTAATTACTTTAGTGCTTGTTATACCATATTTATCATTTACTTTCTTTATTTCCTCTTGAATCTTAAATAATTCTTTATACTTATCTACTTTTAAATCTTCAGCAGCAGTTGCCATTGCTTTTTTATCTAAAGCATCAACTATTCTCATGTAGGCATCTGCTGCAAGTCCTGCCTTTATAGATTCTGCATCTATGTTGCTTAATATTGAAGGATATAGCTTTTGTAATTTTTCAACGGATGCATTTCTTGCCTCCATTGGAACATTTAGGTTGGTAGCAGTTTGATACAATGTATCAAGTTCTGACCTTTCTTTTGCTAAATTATCAATATACTTATCTGTAAGTTTATTGGCTTCTTCTGTTGCTTTACTTGATTCCCCCAACCCCCTCGTCCAGTTCCCGAATCCTATCTGAGCAAACTGCAATCCGGCTACAAGTGCTGAAATACCTAATCCTAATGCACCAGCAGCAGGAAGGATATTCGTTAAGTTATTCGCAATCGCATTAAATCCATACGGCAAATCCTGAATAACACGGGAAAGGCCGGTGAAGTCCTTACCCATTTTCTGTGTAGCACCCCCTGCACCCTTCGATGCTTTCTCAACCCCGTCAAGAGATAGGATAGTTTCCTTAATCGCTGCAATGGCTTTCTTATTGTCCGCACTAATTAATATTTCGAGTTTTTCCGGTGCCATTGCTTTATTTTAATGCTTCTGATAATTTCTTCATATTCTCGATGAACTGTTCCTGCGTCAATCTCTCCCCTCTATCCGGTACTTCATCCGTTGACAAAGGTAAGAAATCTGTTATGCTTTTGCGCCCCTTCGTGTCCGTGTTCGTGCAGTACATAACATATGCTATCAACCTTGCCCTCTGCCATTCAGCCAACTGCTTCGCTTCATACGCTTTCCTGTAAAGCAAAAAATCTCGCCACCGAATAGACCAAAACTGTTCAATAGTCAGGCCCGATTCAATGGCGA